ATTTCTTCAAGTTCCAGCTTTTGTGAAATCCAACGGTTGAAGATTTCCTCTACTGTAGGGTCATCTTCTCTTTCTTTCCAATAATCGATGATCTTCTGCTCGACCGCTTCTCTGCGCTTTGCCTTGATTTTACGTCTGCCTTTAACTTCATCCGGCAGATATGAGTACCAGTTCTCATCCTTTCCTTGATAGATTTTATAAGGGTTTTTGTTGAGTAATTTTTCTCTCTTTTGCATAGTGACTTGTTTCTGCACAAGTGCTATGTCGAGAATACCACTATCAACGGCATATTTCAACAGTTCTTTTTCATCCAATCAAATACCCCCGTTCTTTCTATTTTATCTTTGATATCTCTCACTCTGTACTCTATCGTTCTTAGTGATAGATTTTCTTTTGTGGATATTTGCTTTTGTGAAAAACCACGGCAGAGAAGAGAGAAAATCCTCTCCTCTTCTTCCGTGAAATTGGCATTTTCTTTGATTTGTTCAAGTTCTGGCTTAATGAATTTTGTAAATTTCATAAGCCATTTCTCCTTATTTTATTGGTTGATATTTAAGTTTTTAAACATAGCACACATAACATCTACTACTATTGAGTTGCCGAACTGCTTATATAGTTGCGTATTGCTGTTCACTGCTGCCATTTTGTCAATATCTTCATCAGATACACCCATCAGCCGTCCACACTCTCTCGGTGTTAGCTTTCGTATTCTTCCGGCAACTTTTATAAGACAATCAGAACCATCTTTGCAATATCTGGCTGTTATTGTAGGTGATATGTCATCAACATCTTTAATAACTGCATGAAAACCATTTCCTTTCTCCTTCTGCTTTTTTGCGTGTTCCGCAAATCCTTTCAATGCATTATCACTTGCATAGAATTTGTTATCAACTACCTTTTCTTGATAATCACGTATTCTTTTTGTAAGTTGTATAGGCTGTGGAAAATTATAATTGCATTCATCCAGGAACGAAAACATAAAACATCTTTCACGCTTTTGTGCTACACCATAATTTTTAGCGTTTAAATCTTGATAGTAATTTGTGTAACCCAGACTTTCGAGAAAGTCTAGCCACTTTATAAAATCGGGCATATTATCCTGGCTATGTACTTGTGGCACGTTCTCCATGAACAAAATCTGTGGTAATTCTCCGTTACTATCTCTGATTTCTGTTAGTATTCTATCAACTTCCCACAGCAGACCGCTTCTCGTACCACTTCCCTTAGACATTCCAGCTTGTTTCCCGGCAACCGATAAATCCGTACAAGGGAATGAGTAAGTAAGTAAGTAAGTAAAGGTTTCTGTGTCGCAGATATTCAAATCTTCTGCATGAACCTTTGTTATGTCCATTGTGGGGAAATCCGTACCATGTACTGCGTTATAGCTTGCAATAGCGTACTTATCAAACTCCACAACTCTGTAATGTTCAAACTTAGCACCTATTCTCTTTAGTGCCATTGCCTGACTTCCGTAGCCGGCGAAAAGTTCTATTAAACGAATAGGCTTTGTTATGCTAATTGGTTCTCTTGTGAAGTCAAATATGCTCATTTGATTATCACAAGAATAATTTTCAAAATCCATAAAATCTACCAAAAGGAAACCTCGGTTTTATGTCGCGACAACCTATTCCTTTCTTTGATTTTTAGTTAGTTACTGTGGCTTTCTGCCTGTCTGAAAATACTCGTCATAAGCGTCAACTGTATCACGTATTTCAACCATAGCCATATCAAGTGTTACATCTTTTTTATCCAAGGCTCTTTCTGCATAATCTTTAATTCTCATCATTAAAGCCTGTGCTATTACTATCTCTACATTGTTACTCACTTTGAATCACCTACTTTCTTTTCTCTTAAAATCCTCACAAGGCACAGTAAGCAAGCAACCTACACAGTCAATGGGAATAAGCCCATTATAGTTCTTATAACTGTAAGAATTTTTGCAAACATTACAAAAATCTTTTCCAACATTTGCCTTGCAACTTGTCTTTTTATCTTCCAGCTTTTTCCCGATACTCTCGTTTATCCTTTTGAGTTCCTCGACCTTTTTCTGCGATTCCTCAAAATCTTCAATGAGTTTATTGTATTTCTTCTTGCTTAAAATCTTCATTCTGAATCACCCTTTCTTTTTCTTCTTAGGCTTAAACTTAAAAACATCATTTTTCTGACGGCTTACCATGCTACGATAGCCGTTCATTTTACTAGCTCTGCTCTTACTCATACCTTACACTCCTTCCGGCTTCTCGCACCGCTCAAATTCGATCACCCACACCCAAGGATTCGCATCCCAGCCATAGCGCGTCAAGTCAGATTTTTTGATGGTGGAATCCCACAGTTTCTGAAATAAGAGAAATAATTCAGAGATGAAATCAAATTTACCAGCGCATTCATTCGGATTTACCTCAATTCCTTCT